TCTATGTCTTCAATGTTAAAATCATCTACGCAGTCAACATCATCTCCAATTTCAAAGTCATCTGTAAGGTGTTCTGATATCTCTTCTATTTCTGCATCTTCTGTCCTCATGTAATCACTCTCTATTTGTTTTAGATCCTTTTCATCGAAGAAACCAATCCTTCTAAGCTCTGATTCAGTTGCAATTGTTGGGTAAGAACAGAAGTCCATCTTCCCGTCATATAGCCTTATCTTTTGGAGCATGGTGGGTGCTGAGTAGCACAGATGAATTATTGGATGTGGTTTTGACTTATTGTTAGCTTTTGCACAGAGAAAATAATGGCCATTAAAATTTTCTATCACGACGCTTATTTCATCCCTATCAAACGCATTGAAAACCACAACTTCATCAGATTGAAATTTCACAACATCTATGTTGTCCTTTGAGATCTTAGGGTTAAAAATTGTCAAATACTGAACCCAGCTCTCCTTACCTTTGTCTTTTCCTTTCTGTATGGACACAAGACTGTACATAGTGGTTCCATTCTGTTTCCCTAGGTTGTACTCTATGCCTGTGAATGATTTTCCTCTGTATTTTACAACATTCGATGGCAACCTCATCTCTTTCACATGTATGGAATAGATAGGATTGTACTTTTTATCCTCATAAGCTCGCCTGTCTTGGTATGATTTAAGTTTTATTACAGCATCAACAAACTGTGTTCTATCGTCAAAGTTCTTGCAAGTGAAGACATCTTCGAAAACCCAAGACAAATTCACCCTACTAGCAGGCTTGAAGAAGCAAACTTCTCTAGATGTTAGTCTTTCATCATCTCTAATATTTTTGAGCAGGCTTTCTTCATCAAAAAGGTATGAGAGCATCTTTGATGTCACACTGTTAGTGAACCCAGACAGCTTTATGCAGTTTGCTTCCAATCTACCACCCTCAATGTAATTTGATCTAACTATGTTCACAGAGAGATCAAAAGACTGGTCTTTACTCATCAAACAAAGCCTAAAGGTTCCATCAACCAAGGTCATCTTTTTCAGCCTGTTCTGGAGAACTATTTCATAAGACAAAAATTTGTGGGGTTTTATTGAGCTGTGGCCACCAAAGCATGTTGGTAAGTATTTTAGTTTCTCCCTATCGACTGTTGTGCTGATTGTGTTGTAAGATAGAACAAAATCTTCTCTGTAAACTCTCTTGAAAGCGTGTTTATTTATAAAGGTGATCTTGAAGTTTTCACCTATGGGCGATATGGAATCAAAGGTCTCATTTAATGAAGCTTCAAATGAGAAGGCTTTTTCCTGGTCAATGTCTACAGTGTAATCCAAGCCTTTGGTGAACTCCAAGTAAGAATTTTGAAACCCGATCATGTATTCATTGCACAAATCATTGAGGATCTGGTCCCTGCTAACTTTAGCATTTTTCTCTTCAATTCCGGCTTTTCCAGACAAGTAATTCATCATCACTGAGTTCAATTTGTAAAGCTTCGCACTGTCGGGAGTTTGAGGAACACAAAATCTAGTAGCTGCCGATGGATGATCTGCAGTCTTTGACTCACGAGATGAGCATGTCATCAGAACAGCAAGCATTGACCTTTTGAAACCAAATTTGCTCAGCGGGATGTAAAGCTCTTCATTGACACCTGACAAGAACTCATCTATGGATCTGAATGCTCTTGGATATCTAGATGGCAGGCATACACAACCACTCCTTGAGATTGAATTTATCTTCAGACTCTTGTCATCCTCCAACTGGATCTCCTCACTTGGTTCATGAGAGTTTGAATTTATCATAAGCTTTAGTGCTGTGGGAGTGTCAAGGGTTCCAAAGAGATCATAATTTTGCTTGAGTATCATAAATTGAGGACAGACAGAGTTTGAAACAGGACAAATCCTTACTATCCCGCCGAGTTCTAAGGGAATCCTAAACATTATTTCAGATGACTGTCTAAATTTGGTGATTCTACCTGTTACTATTAAGTCTAAATGAGTGTTAACAAGCTGTACCCAAGTTGAACCAACCACTGACCCCTCATTTCTCAGGTAATCAACAGCTGTTGTGTAGCACCTCATAGAAGACATAGACCAATCATAATCAGTACTTATGTCTATAAAAGACAACCTGCTTTTTATATCAGGATTGAAGGTTCCTCTGTTTGTTCTAAATACAGAATTGAATTCAAGCATATGCTCTGTGAAATTGCTTTTGTACATATTCCTTTTAATCCCAATGGATTTGCCGATATAATCATGAATGTAAGCAGAGACAGATATGAGCTTGTAGACACCAACATCATCATCTGAATTGAGCCGCAATATCCTAACATAGTCATCTGAAGTGTCAAACGATTTGACCTTTATTTTTAACTTCCTAGAG